TGTATGATGTAAGCAATTGTTGTCGATATGCATCTATAAACTCAATAATAATTAGGAGAAAACTGTATGTCTAGCATCCATACCAAGTTCACTTTTCTTAGTCAGTTATTCAACGAATTGGATAACCGAGGGTTTGATACTGCTAGTGCTCGTGGTATCGTTCCTAACATTCTTAGAAGCACAGTTGATGGCTCAGATCGTAGTATTATTACTCCTTTTGGTAGTGACAACGGTCCTGAGAAATTACTAGAGGATTGGTCAAGAATATTTGACGCCTCGTCTTCTAACTTCCCTACCCAATTGATAGAGTTAGAGGAATCGCAGAAGCTTAAATACGGCCCACGCTCAATCCAGATAGACTGGGAAAGCCGACGCGAAAGTGTACGAGAGTATTTCGATACTCCAGATTTAGATCCTGGTATCATAGATATGGCCTCATCACATAGCAGACACTCTGCTACATTGAAAAGTCTGAGAATTGGTGGACTCAGAGCCTTATCGAAAGATAACGCTATGTCTCTGTTGAAGAATTCAACTAATAGTGGACTACCGTCAGTGACGAAGAAAGGGACCGTAAAGGAACTCACTCTAAATAAGTATGATCAGTTAGTTTCAGCTTTTGACGATGGGTTATTACCTTGTCTACTATTCACTCGAACTCAGGAGCAGAAGAAAACACGTGCAGTGTGGGGATACCCAATGATCCAAACATTACGCGAAATGCAGTTTTATTCTCCTTATCTGAAATTAGAGAGAACATTTCCGTGGAGAGCCGCGCTTAATGGACCAAATGCGGTCGATAACGGCATTAAACGCATATTTACAGAATCTAAATCTAGTGAAACGTTTGTTTCGATAGATTTCAGTGCTTATGATGCAAGCATAAATCATCAATTAATCAAATTTTCGTTCGATCAATTCATTAAATTATTCTTTCAAAAGCAATATCATGACGAGCTCGATTATATCGCCTCAAACATCTCCTCGATTGGTTTGCTAACACCCGAAGGAATTTGGGAAGGCTCCCACGGTGTTCCGTCTGGATGTACTTTCACCAATGCAATTGATTCTGTAGTACAGTACTTAGTAACTAACAGTTTAAGAGAATCATTGGAGGATTCAGTTGTTGATAGAATTATCGACAGTTGTCAAATCCAAGGTGACGATGGTGCGTACCTAGTTCCTGATGAACATTTAGACGTATTCCTTGAACACTTCACTAAGTTTGGACTGAAAGTTAATATTGACAAGTCGTACCAGTCAAAAGATCATATTGTCTATTTACAGAACCTTTACGTAAAAGACGTTTATGAAGCTGGTGTATACCCTATCTATCGTGCTTTAAATAGATTGGTATATCAAGAACGTTTCACCGAATTCAGCAAAGCCGACTTGACTGGACAAGACTATTTCGGCATACGAGCGATTTCCATATTGGAAAATTGCAAGAACCATCCTTTGCATGAAGAATTCGTGAAGTTTGTACAAAACCGTAATAAGTACCCACTTCTTCCAAGCAAAACGGGTTTAGCTAAGTATGAAAAGTGGAACAGCGAAACCAACGGAGCAGACGACATCATTGTACACCAATACGGACAGGACACCAAAGGCTTAATGTCTTTCGAGACAGTTAAGGTCCTACAATCGATGTAGCACGATGC